GCGAGAATGTAACCTTTCTCAAGGTAGAGGCCTTCACCCTTGCCGATTTGAATGGGTGCAACCAAGTTAGTGTCGCCAGCCTGCGGCACAGGAGCATTAACGGCGAACAATTGTACGCTCTGGGGAATACCCCGTGTGGAACCGCTAAGACCAACTTCAACTCGGCTAACCATCAAAGCGGACGATGTTGATGGAGCCGCTTGGTTGGGCGCGTACACATAGAACCCTAGTTCACATGTACGACGCCCACTATTGTCGGGAAAGCCCTCGTTGCTAACAATCGTGAGATCTTCTACGAGAGCAGCATCTTCCGAAGGGAGATCACCAACCCGAACTAACTGAACCAGATCAGTAAGATTAGGATTAGTAGGATCGCATGTACCAGTAGAGTTGGTAATGCGTGCGCCCCGTAAAAATGGACGATCTATAAGACACGGAGACTTATTAGTACTTGTGGATGACATTAGATGCGAACCAAATTAGTGAATGAGGTTACAGCCGGGGACGTCGACTGGAGTTTCTACATCTAGCTTAATAGAGGTCTGATGTAGGAGGGTTCCTCAGATTCAAGACCGCCGCCAATAGGAGTTGATTCTCCTGTATCTAGTTTAAGAGCTGAGATGAGGCCGGCTTCACGTAGAGCCCGCAAAGCCTTCTCTAAAGAACTTTCTCCAGTTTCTTCCCGGTCTCCAGTCTTATCTTCGTAGTAACCCGAAAGCATTTGACCTGCCATCGGCATACCACGGGCAGCTGCAATTCCGGCACCTAAACCAGCGCCAAGTTTTCCGATTCCTTGAAGAAGAGAACCAAGCTGTTCACCCCAACCTGTTGATTTTGAGGGAGGCTCGGAACCGGCCATGACAGGGCTAGCCTTACCAGGCCCAGCAATGCCGCCGAGAGAAGGCAAAGGCTCATATAGAGCTCGGTTACCTGAAAGATAAGCAGGAAACTCCAGAGAACCTGCAGACTGAAACCGCCCCTGCGGAACAGAAGTCATAGGGTACGGCTGTTTGATTGAAGTTGCGCCAGTGAAGTAATCAGCCACGTGGGTCTCCGATAGGGGGCGATCAACCGAGAGGAACAGTGGGATAACCCCCACCCAGAGGAATCATCCGACCGCCAAGAGGAATCCTGTTAAGAGTCGGACGAACTAAAGGACGAGTCGCGTCCTCAAGATCCGCAGCGCCAGAACTGCGATCAATGACCGCACTACCAGCGGATTCGACGTTACCAACAAAATTATTATTGGAGTTATCCCCCATCTGAGCTCCAACGGTCATCCCTTGTGCTTGAGGCGTCTGCTGAGAAAGATCAGGACGAGCCTTAGCACGCTGAATCATCTCGTAAGCCAGCGTGGGATTGGCGGCCGCCCAAGTCGGAGTTTGCGGAGCCGCACCAGGAATCATGGAAGCTTCTCGAGTTAGTTGAGCGCGAACTTCGGGCTGCGTTGCGTACGCTTCCCTAGCTTTATAGTAGTCAGCAATCTTAGAGAATTCTCCAGGAGTTTTAGGGACACCAGCTAAGGCGTTGGCACGAGCTTGACGATAGTTACTTTCTTGGTCATCCTGTGCAACCACCACTTGTCCACTGCCTGTTTGACCAACAACGGAGCGCCCACGGCTAGTAGAACCCATGGGAGGAGAAACACGACCGCCAGGTAATACAGAAGAATCAGCTTTACCTGAATCTCGCGAATCAAACTTACTAATCGAGGAGGGAACCTGACCCGGAGGATAAAGCTGTTCATCCGTTAAACGCAAAGAAGGATCAGATTCTTTTTCGCGAAGTAAAGGAATGCCGGCAGCAAGACCAACAGCACCTGCACCACCTGCAATAGCTGCTAGTTGAGCAGGACTTAAACCAGAACGAGAAGAAATGGCTGAAAGATTCTGAGTGGCGGAAGGAACAGCTCCTCGTTGAGCGGCTTCCGGAAGATCGCGAATAATCCGGAATTCAGCGTCTATGAATTCAGGAGCTGTTTCCCGAGCAGTCCGAAGTGCCACGCCGCCTGCGGGAGATGGAATTAAAGCTCCACCAGGGCCACCAGGAATAGAACCCGCCGGAGTAGCGGGCGGAACAAGTCCAGAATCTCCAACAGCGGTTGTAACAGGACGCGTATCAGGAACTGCAGCCAGCTTCCGAGAAGTATTTAGATACGCCAAATAATCCGTTCCTTTAGGACCGGTAATATTTTTTAGAGCTTCCCCTGCAGGAACCCCATATTCGTTTGCTAGGTCATCAGCCAAGCGGGCTAAACTATCGACAGTTCCCGGTTGCAGAGTCTTAAGCAGACCCAGCGTTTCGGAATCAGCTTCCCGAACAGATACGGGAAGTGCCATGGGGCCCCATTCCGGGCGCGGAGCTACATAAGGACCTGAATAACTAAACTCAGGAACCGGTGCAGCATCTAACCTAAGCTGACCAGGAACTTCGCCAAAACGAGGAACCCTGGGGGCATCAACCGCGCGGGGTCGCGAAAGATTTTGAAGAGTCTCTTTATTGCGGAGCGTCGGCCTAGGAACAGAACTGGTAACCGGACGACCGGTCTGAGTGCGAAGAGGAAGATTTAATTGCGTGGCCTCTTGAGCTTTTGTTGGAATAGGACCAGCTTTTGGGGCTGGGCCACCATATAACAACTTCTGTTTGGCAGCGTCACCTAACAGACCAGATTTTCCAGCTTGCTCGAAGGTGCGCAGAAGTTGACCAACGCCACCAGAGACAGCTTCAGGAAGGGCCTGAATTTGGCGAGCAGCTGCGGGATTATTGATCAGATTCAATACAGCCCTAAGCCCTTCGCCGTAATTTTCTAGGCCCATGAATTTATACCAGTCTTTAATAAATATAGCGTTTATCGCCAGTTTGCGTAAAAATACAGCCTATCGGCACGAGAGACGTCAGGCGGTCCAGGTATTGCTTGAATGAATTCACCGCCGCTGCGCTCGAACCGATAACGAGCTGCCACGGGGTCTCTGTAGTTGGGTATATACAGCATGTGCGCTAAACGATCACACTCGTATAAGTAGTTTTCTCGCCAAATCTTGGCTGTTTCTCGTTTATCTTGAATATTAATAGAACGACTAACATCACCTAAAATAGTTTCTTGTCGGCTCGTAGCCCTTCCAGTTGCTAATTCCGTCAGACGTTCAGCTTCTTCACAGCGTTCGACCTGCTGTACGATTTTATCAAAATAGTATTCACTAGGAATGCTGTTACATGCTTCAATGAGCCGGGCGTAATCACCTGCAGGTACAGTAGCTATATTATACCCTAAATGATATGAAACTCTACTAAAGTTAAAGTCATCGAGTTTATATCCAAAAACCTGTGCGGGGTTTCTGGTTATTTGATTTATAGCTGCGTATATTACTTCTCGCTTAGTTGCATCTGTTGTCGTAGCTTGAAATACGACACCCTGCTGAGCAAGATATGATTGAATCTGCTCTAATTCCTGCGTAGTTAATTGCGCCATTACCCAGCAGGGCGATTACTTAACTTTATTCTACGTACACATTTCCATTTTCCAGGACCGAGTCCCAATCAACTTGATTAATAGCTTTTAGCTGATCCAACTTGCTAAAACGCTCTCCAGGGAGACTTTGCTGAAGTTCTTTAATTTGAATTGCAGTTTTGAGTCCGACCCCCTTGAGGATCTGAGTCAAAAGCTCTGGAGTTGCTGAATTGATATTGACTCGATTAAAAGCTTGAACTTCAGGCTTAACGATCTGACGCCCACGCCGTTGTTTAGGTTTGTCACCGGCTTCTTCTTTTTCTTTAAGTTCTTCGAGAATTTGGCTTTTGTGAGCAAAAAAGACCTTACCGGTCGTATAGGACCGGACCATGAAATATTCGCCTTCGTCGTGGCTATTTAAGACTTCAATTTTTACACCATTAGGTTTAAAAGTGAACTCTTTGATCTGGGTCGCAGTCATTATGTAAACAGGATCTGTGTGTATATTACAGTAGGATGTCAATAGGGTGTGTCAACCCACGCTGATGGATTTCTCCTTCCAGGTCCCGAAGTTTCTTCAGAAGGGGGCGCGAGCTATCCCTTTTGTCGGAGACCTAATAAATATGGTTGGAGAATATTCTGCGAACCGAAAAGCCGGTTTAACTAAAGAAGCTGCAGCACGAAGAGCAGTCGCTGTGGGAGGAGCCGGTATTGCCGCGTCAGCCGCATTTCCAGCGGATGTGCCTACTTACGCCCCTGGAGTTGTTCGAGCATCTGCGGCAGCTCAAACCGGATCTCCTGACGTTCGCCGATCTTACGAGTTGATGCGGGGCTTAGGAGTGGCAGCCCCTCCAACTCCCGCAGCTCTGGAAGCTACAGCAAGAATGTTAGATAAGGTAAACCCAGAAGCTTGGGCAAGGCGCGCTGTGGATGCCCTAGACCCCGAAACAGGTTCTACAGTATTCAGTTTAAATCCAGACGAAAGATTAGAGCAAATTAAATCCAGATTATTAGGAGATAAAATAACAGAAATTTTAAACAAAAAATAAAAACATTAAAAAAGCCCCTCCGAAGAGGGGCTCAGTTTTGTATCCCGACCGTCAGGAAGGACTGGTCGAGGTGTACACGTTGGACTCGATGATACCGGCAGGCTGCAGAGCCAGATCGGAACGCTGAGGCGCTTCGTCGGGAACCATCCAGCACACTTCGCAGATAGCGAGTGCTTTGTCCTTGCCGCTGAGACGACCGGCACGAGCACGAGGATCGTACACACCGGAAGCTTGAGCAAGACCAGAAGCAGCAGCGCCGCCCAGGTTGCCCACGGAGAACAGCTTGAACGTGGTATCTGCAGTAACAACGTGAGCGTTCGCCATGTTCCAGGCATTGCTGGAGTTGAACGAACCGTTCTCGATGCGACTGTTAGAGCCCACCACGGTGGCAAAGAAGCCACTAGGAGTTGGGGTGGTGCGGAGACCCACGCCGACAGCAGGGCCGAGACCCAAGGTCGGGGTAGCAGAACCACCACCAACACCGCTGGACACCACATCACCGCCGTCAACACGGAGGCTCAGACGGTAAACATAAGCACCCGAAGGCACAGTGATACCGTTGGTGATGTCGGCGCGGACATCCTTATAGGCATCGGGCGAAGGAATGATTACGTTAGCGTTGGTGAACGCTACGTTATCGTTGTTCAGGCCAGAGCCATAAGGAGTGGTGTAGTAATCCAGCTGATTACTGGTGCCCAGAGCCTGGTAAGACAGGTCAACATAGCCAATAGCTTGTTGCGCAATCCAACCGGGACGGGCGATAACGCCCACGGGGCCGCCAACGGGCTGGTTGGTCAGCGTCTCGCTAGTTCCGTTCTCATTGAGATAAGTAACGGACTTAGGGTCGTGCCAATAACGCAGGACGTTGGTGTAGTTACCAGGATAAATCTTGGCAACCGAGATCTGATTAGGGTTGATAGCCATCGTTAGTTACCTCCTCAGGCGTTAAAGGAGTAAGCGATGGTGGCGAAATCAGCATTCAGAAGTTCGAAACCTGCGTACAGGCTCCAAATCATCATGATGAAACGGCTGAAGTCGTCGTTGTTGTTCAGCAGAACCTGAGCATTGTTACCGCCGATGCCGACGCCAACGCTCTGGGGACCGAAGAACATACCAATTGCAGCTTCATAAGAAGCGGCGGAACCACCGATAGTTGCAGTCTGAGACTGCGAGGGCATGTTGGTGGATTCGAAGAAGCGTCACACTATTACCCCAAAGGCTCTTTATCCCTTGGTTCTACCGGTTCAGGTTCGGCCCGGTAGGTTAGAGTACATCTTAAACCTCTTGTTTTTGACGGTTATGCCGAAGATAAAATTCCAGCTAACTCCAGCCGAATTAGAAGAACTAGCCTCACACAAATCAGATCACGAAATAGGTGAACTTACTGGTGTTCGGCACGGAACTGTTCGATATCACCGGATAAAGAACAATATTCCGTCTTTTACCCAACAGACCGGAAACATGAAAATGCGGTCTGACGGAACAACTCAAAGGAGAGGAACACACTCGAAAGAAAGCTCAGACTCCTTAGTTGTTGATTACTTCGACACAATCGACTCTCCTGAAAAAGCTTACTGGATAGGTGTTTTAGCTACTGACGGATGCGTCAGCGAGAACAGCCGTATAAGTTTATCTCAAACCATAAATGATGCTGTTTTAGTAGAACGGTTCGCAGCCACGATGGGTGCTCAACAATTCCTCACGACGAAGGTAATACAGAGCTCGGGTTTACTTAGTAAATCCAAACAATCCACTATGAGGATCTGTAGGTTTACGAGCAAAAAAGTAGCTCTAAGTTTAGGAAAACAAAGCATAACACACAGAAAAACTCATACTTTAGAGGTATCTGAGTGTGCTTACGTATTTCCTGAAGCGTACCTTCTGGGGTGCCTAGATGGAGACGGATCTGTCGGGAAGATAAACTTCCACTTCAGCAGCGCTTCTGAAAAATGGATAGATCAGGCAAATAACCTTATCCACGTTATGACAGGAGAAAAGCTGCAGAAATACCGCCGGGTATCCGGAGACACCGGAAGAGGTGTATTCGTTCTACAAGGAGTGAGAAACAACGTTGGAGTTCTTAAAAGAATCTACAGCGTAGCCTCCGAGTGTCCTTGTTTAAACAGAAAATTATCCAGGTTTGAAACTTACTGGCTTCTTAAAACAGCAAGCTACTGGAAAGACAAGGTGGGCTCCAGGGCGTTCGTGGATCCATTACCGTCCGGTCTGGACTCGGGATCTACTCGTTGAACCTTTTACTCATTCCTGAGCAACTTGGCTGCTGATTAGCTTACTTATCTCTTTTTAAGCATTCACGTCTGCCATCGCTGGCTCCGTTGTAGCGAGATAAGCTCCGAAAAGCCTTCCAGCAATTAACCCTGTTTAAACTGCTGATTACGCAGCAGCGGGGCAAGCTTCGTTTACCCCTTCAAACACAAAGCCTGTCGGCATGATGGGTTCGCCTGCCACGAAAGTGGCTTGGCCGAAACCTTGGCCCATGTAGATGGCAGCGTTAGGCTGCATCGAAGACATGAGCGGGTTGATCTGCCCATTGCCGGGATAACGAGCAACTTCACGGAAGTCGCTGTTTTGGCGAAGGTGCAGCAAGAAGGTAGGATCGCAAACGCAGCGATAGAACCCGTCTTGGTACGTGGGCACGTTCCGCTTGCGGAGGCTCTTGACCACACGCAGCAGGTCGTCCTTGACGTCGAACTTGGCTTGTTCGGCGTTGCTGTAGGTTAA